TGTGCGATGGGCAGAGATTTATCAAGAGGAGATGACTTCTGTGATTTTACGTTTCTGTTTCCATTACCAAATGGAGCGTTTGGTGTGAAAACCCGCGCATACATTTCAGAACTAACTTTGAAGAAATTACCGGGCGCTATGAGAATCAAGTATGAAGAATTTATTTCCGAGGGCAGTCTTATCGTTATGGAGGGAACCGTTCTGGATATGATGCAGGTTTACGAAGACCTCGACAGCTATATAACGCGGGTTGAGTATGATGTCCGTTGTTTTGGATATGACCCATACAATGCCAAAGAGTTTGTAGAGCGTTGGGCGTCTGAGAATGGTCCGTTTGGAATTGAAAAAGTAATACAGGGGGCAAAGACAGAATCCGTTCCTTTGGGTGAGTTAAAGAAACTTTCCGAGGAGCGGATGCTTTTATTTGACGAAGCATTGATGACTTTTTGTATGGGTAACTGTATTACCCTTGAAGATACAAATGGTAATCGAAAACTGCTTAAAAAGCGACAGGACCAGAAGATCGATAGCGTTGCCGCTATGATGGATGCCTATATCGCTTATAAGCTAAACAGAGATGCATTTGAGTATTAAGGAGGTGAGCGCATTTGTCAGAAATCATTAAGCATCATGGAATCCTCGGACAGAAATGGGGAATCCGAAGAACCCCGGCACAGTTGGGAAACCTTAACAAAAAAGATGCGAACTGGGTTAAGAAAAAGAGCGATAAAGTCACAGAACAGGCTCGAAAAAAGTCTTCCAAGGAGCTGAACCGATATGCCGATGAACTTTTGCGCAATCCGAATTCGGTAAATAAATCCGGAAAGTTAAGCTCATCCGCTATCAATGCTTATAACAAGAAGATGGCAGACTTAATGAGCCAATCTGTTTCTAATTTACGGTCTCCGTCAGGAAAGGTTGTACAGTTCGTAGCCAAACGAGGCGAAGTAGGCGTTATGATGGCACTTGCCGATGAGGGGTACAATATGGCGCAGCTTAGGAATGGAGTTTGGGCTTCTGGGAGGGTCGCCTATAAGAAAACAGTGCTGGACAAAGCGTAAGGGGGGTGAAAATTCAAAATGGAGATAGCAGTTGGTTCCAGGCTGAGACATGCTTGGAATGCTTTCCGCAATAATAGTTCCCAGAGCTATTATCGGGATGTTGGAATTGGCTATTCTTACAGACCCGACCGACCGCGGCTTACAAGAGGTAACGAACGGTCTATTGTCACCTCCGTATACAACCGTATCGCTTTGGATGTGGCACAAATAAAAATTCAACATGTACGGCTGGATGAAAACGACAGATTTCTCGAAGTGATGAATTCCTGTTTAAATAATTGCCTTTCGTTAGAAGCAAATCTGGATCAGACGGGGCGTTCTTTTATTCAGGATATAGTCATGTCAATGTTTGACGAAGGATGTGTCGCTGTTGTTCCAGTTGATACAGATGATGATCCGGAAGACGGGATTCCCGGTTCTTTTGATATTAACACCATGAGAACCGGAAAAATTCTTGAATGGTATCCTCGGCATGTCAGAGTCCGTGTCTATAATGACCAGACTGGGCAGAAAGAGGATATTTTATTGCCTAAAAGTGCCGTGGCAATTATCGAGAATCCGTTGTATGCAGTCATCAACGAGCCCAATTCTACGATGCAGAGACTTATTCGGAAACTGAACCTTTTGGATGTGGTTGATGAACAAAGCAGTTCTGGAAAGTTGGATTTAATCGTCCAACTTCCATACGTGATCAAGACAGAAGCAAGACGTCTGCAAGCCGAAAATCGGCGTAAAGATATCGAGCGGCAATTGTCGGGTTCTAAGTATGGTATTGCTTATACCGATGGTACAGAGCATATCACACAATTGAATCGTTCCGTTGGCAATAATCTGATGGCTCAGATTGAATATTTAACGAGTATGCTATACAGCCAGTTAGGAATCACTCAGAGTATTTTGGATGGTACTGCCGATGAGAAAACGATGCTCAATTACTATAACCGAACAATTGAGCCAATCGTCTCCGCCATTGTTGACGAGATGAAGCGGAAATTCTTGACGAAAACTGCCAGATCACAGCGTCAATCAATCATGTTCTTCAGAGATCCGTTTAAGCTGGTTCCCGTTACAGAACTTGCGGAAATCTCAGACAAACTTACGCGTAATGAGATTGCTACATCGAATGAAATGCGGCAGATTATCGGATGGAAACCGTCTACAGATCCAAAGGCAGATGAGCTTCGTAACAAGAATCTGAATCAATCAGATAACGGTGGCTCCACGACTCCGGGAGTTGAAACTGGAGGAAGCGATCAGGATCAAATTGTAAATGAATTGCTCGATAGCCTTGAGGCTGAGATAGAAGACATCATCGGTAATTATCTTTCCGAGGATGGGGATGAGGAGGAGACCGATGATGGGTAATGAATATATCCGGCATTATGCTTCTCCGTATTACGACCCGGTTAAGGCTCACGAGTATTATATGAAGACGCGAGAATTGAAAGGAAGACGTTCGGTTCAGAAATTGTCCGACGAGGGAAAGAAAGTTTGGGCTTACACCAAAAACGAAATCAAGACCGAGAAGAAGGAAAAAGTTGATGCTGAAAAGGAAAAGCAGAAACAGACTACTACCAATCTTAGGGAGCGGGCTTCTGAAACTCGGAAACAGATTTCTTCTCGTTTGAAAGAACTGAATGAGGCGTTGACAAAACGCGCTGCCAGTAGAAAAGAACGGATTGAGTCTGAGAAAAAATCGGACTTGGAAGATGTTGAGAAAAACGCTGCCAAGAGAAGAGAACAGATGGAATCCAAAACAAATGCTGAAATTGAAAAGCTCATGGCTGTGGAGATTCCGAAGGGCTTACCCAAAGCAGAGCGAGCGGAGAGATTGGCTGAACGAAATGAGAAGATTGCTAAGCTTCGATCCAGTTTAAAATCTGACAAGTCAAAACTCAGTGAGGACTCCCAATCTGATAAGGCATCAGTAAGAACGGATGCTCAGTCTCGCAAGCAGAAGGTTAGCGATGAGACGCGAGAAGATAAAGCAGCGAACTCTGCAAATGCCTCTGCTGAAAGAGCTCAAGTCAGTGCTGAATTGAAATCGGCTATTGCGGCAGCAAGAGAAGCGTACAAGGCAGCTAAAGAATCTTTGGATTCTTCCTATGAAGAAATCTATCAGAGGGAGTATGACAAGATCGCGTCTGAGTATAAGAAAGTAAGCAAACGTAAGTCGAGGAAGAAAAAGAAATAAGGAGGAAAAATTCAAAATGGCGAAGAAATACGATTTCAGTGGCTGGGCCACGAGAAATGATTTGCAGTGCGCCGATGGACGAATTATCCGGAAGAATGCTTTTAAGCAGCAGGATGGAGAAACAGTTAGTCTGGTTTGGAACCATCAGCATAATTCGCAGGATAACGTGCTTGGCCATGCACTTCTGGAGAACAGGGAAGAGGGTGTGTATGCCTATTGCACATTCAATGATACGGAATCGGGACAGACGGCTAAGAAACTGGTTCAGCATGGTGATGTTTCGTCCCTGTCCATTTGTGCAAACCAGCTCAAGCAGATGGGACATGACGTTGTTCATGGTATTATTCGTGAACTCAGCCTTGTTCTTGCCGGGGCAAACCCGGGAGCTTATATCGATACTGTTATGAGCCATGGCGTCGAGGTTGAAGACGCGATGATCATCAACTACAACGAGAACATCATGCTTTATCATTCCGATGAAGAGGATAAACCCAGTGATAAGCCGGCTGAAGAGAAAAAGCCGGAGGATGAAACGATCGGCGATGTTTTTGAGCGTATTCGCGGAAAACTCGACGAAGAAGAGCAGGATGCGGTTTTAGCGGTGATCGGAATGGCTCTTGGAGAATCAAGTGAGCCTGAAGATAAGAAAGACGACAATGACGATTCTAAAGGAGGAGAAGAAACTATGAAACATAATGTTTTTGACAAGGGCGTGGCGCAGAACAATGTTTTCCTGAGTCATGCAGATCAGGAGGGCATTATTGCTCTGGCTCAGACCACCAGTGTTGGGAGCTTCAAGAACGCTCTCAAGATTTATTTCGAGGAAAATAAGGACACTCTGTCCCACAGTGGCATTGAGGATTTCGATGATTTTCTGGCTCACGGTATTGACAAGATCGATGTTCTGTTTCCTGAGTACAAAGATGTGCGTCCCGGCGCTCCGGAACTGCTGACTACCGATCAGGGCTGGATTGCAAAGGTGCTTTCCAAGGTTCATAAGAGTCCTATCTCCCGTATCCGTACCCGTCAGGCGGACATTCGTAACATCGATGCTCTGCGTGCACAGGGATATGTTAAAGGTAAGGAAAAGAAATATATCGGTAATTTCAAGCTGCTTCACCGGACGACAGATCCTCAGACCGTTTATGTGAAGTCCAAGATTGACCGGGATGATATTGTGGACATCACGGATTTTGATGTGGTTGCTTATCTTTACGGTATTGACCGCATGAATCTGAATGAGGAACTTGCCACAGCGATCATGCTTGGCGACAGCCGGGAAGACGGTGCGGAAGGAAAGATTTATCCTGATAAGATTCGTCCTGTTTGGACAGATGACGAGCTGTATACGATCCATGCTGATGTGGACATTGCCGCCGCAAGGAACGAACTTCAGGGCAGCAATACCGGCGCAAACTTTGGCGAGAACTACATTTATGCCGAGGCTGTTATTCAGGCTCTTCTGTATGCCCGCGAACAGTACAAAGGTACCGGTACTCCTGATTTCTACTGCACGCCTCATCTGCGTAATGTGATGCTGCTGGCTCGTGATCTGAATGGCCGCCGCATCTACCACAATGTTACCGAACTGGCAGCAGCTCTGGACGTTGGAGAGATCATCACTGCCGAGCAGTTCGAGGGCAAGACTCGTACTACTTCTGACGGAAAGACAAAGAAGCTGCTTGGTCTGATGTATAATCTGGCCGACTACTCTCTTGGCGCAACCAAGGGTGGGGAGATTACTCACTTCACCGATTTCGACATTGACTTTAACCAGCAGAAGAGTCTTCTGGAGACCCGTACTTCCGGTGCCAATACTCGTGTTATGTCTGCTATTGCTCTGGAAGAGGATGTTGCTCCGACGGTTGCAGGTTAATTGGAGGGAAAATTCAAAATGGCTAAATTTTATGGACCGATAGGCTATGCTGTAACGGTGGAAACGAGACCAGGTGTTTGGGAAGAGCAGATTACCGAGCGTCCGTATTACGGTGATTTGATTCGGAATACTCGTCGGCTTCAAAGCTCCGAAACGCTTAATGATGACATAAGCGTTGCAAATGAAATCAGTATAGTCGCCGATCCATTTGCCAATGAGAATTTCTATTCGATGCGCTATGTCGGATTTAAGGGAGCAAAGTGGAAGATTTCCAATGTTGAAGTTCAGTATCCAAGGTTAATTCTGACGATAGGGGGTGTATACAATGACGACAACGGAGCGGCGACTTGAGCTGCATGAAATATTGTGTACTATCCTTGGAAGCAGAAATGTTTATTTCCAGCCACCGGAATCAATAAAGATGAATTACCCCGCCATTGTATACGGTCTCGATGATATCGACAACCAGTATGCAAACGACGGGGTTTATTTATCTCATCGGAGGTATTCGGTGACGGTAATCGATAAAAACCCGGATAGCGAGATTGTCGGTAAGGTTTCCGCGTTGCCGAACTGCAAGTTTAACAGAGCATACCAGAAAGACAATCTGAACCATTACGTTTTTACACTATTCTATTAAAGGAGGAACAAATCTATGAAACTTGTTTGGGATCAGGTCGGCGAAAAACTTTATGAAACCGGCGTGGATAAAGGTGTCCTGTATCTTCAGGATTCCAAGGGACAGTACCCTAAAGGTGTTGCGTGGAACGGATTGACAAATGTGAATGACAGTCCGTCCGGCGCAGAGCCTACAAAATTATATGCTGACAATAAGGTTTATGCAAACCTTATGAGCGAGGAAGAGTATGCTGCTACGATCGAGGCATATATGTATCCGAAAGCGTTTGCTGAGTGCGATGGCTCCAAGGAGGTGGCTCCGGGTGTATATGCCGGACAGCAGAACAGGAAGCCGTTTGGTTTCTGCTACAGGTCTTTGATCGGAAACGATACCAAGGGTACCGATTACGGCTATAAGCTGCATTTGGTATACGGATGTCTGGCGTCTCCTTCTGAGGGGTCTCACAGCACGATCAACGATAGTCCGGAAGCCGGCACGATGTCTTGGGAGGTCAGCAGTACACCGGTTGAGGTGTCTACCGTGGTTGATGGCAAGAAGCTGAAACCGCTTTCGACACTGGTGGTGAATTCCACCGAGACCGATGCTGAGAAGCTGGCTGAACTGGAGAAGATTCTGTACGGTGGGGATGACACCGAGGCTCGTCTGCCTTTGCCGGATGAAGTCATTGCGCTCGTTGGTGTTATGGCGGCGACTCCCGAAGTATCGGGTTAATTTGCACAATTTCACATAGTCAGAAATCAGGGGGGAGTCGTATTCAGTTGAGGCTGGCGGCTCCTCTTTTTATTATTGAAAGGAGAAAACAAAATGTTAAAAGAAACTATCAAATTTACAGACTACAATGGTGTCGAGAGAACCGAAGATCATTATTTCCATCTGTCTAAGGCTGAGGCTATGGAGATGGAGATGAGTACGTCCGGTGGACTTTCTGAAATGATTCGGAAGATCGTGGCGGCTCAGGATACGCCGGCAATTATCAAGATCTTTAAGGAAATCATTCTCAAATCTTATGGTCAGAAGAGTCCGGATGGACGGCAGTTTATCAAATCTCCGGAACTGTCCAAAGCTTTCTCGGAGACTGAGGCGTACTCTCAGCTTTTCATGAAACTGGCGACAGATGCCGATGCGGCGGCCAAGTTTGTGAATGGGATCGTTCCGAACGAGAAGCCTGCAGCACAGCCGACTTTGGCTCCGGTTACGAATTAAAACAGAAAATTACGGGAGGTTCGAGGGATGCTACGGATTACAATACCGGCTGGAGAGGAGCAATGGGATGAAGTAAATCAGGTATTCATCTATCCGAAAGAGCAGACATTGCAACTGGAGCATTCCCTTGTCTCTCTTTCAAAATGGGAATCAAAGTGGTGTAAGCCTTTTTTGACAAGACAGGCTAAAACGTTTGAGGAAACTTTGGATTATGTGAAGTGTATGACACTCACGCAGAACGTTAATCCAGAAGTCTACAACTATCTCACCATTGCAAATATTGATTTAATCAACCAGTACATTGATGCTCCGATGACTGCAACACGATTTTCTGATGATAAGAACACAAAGACTAATCGAGAGCAGGTTACTGCGGAGATTATTTATTACTGGATGATTGCCCTGAATATACCGTTTGAGTGTCAAAAGTGGCATCTCAACCGTTTGCTGACCCTCATCAGGGTTTGTGATATCAAGAATTCGCCGCCTAAAAAGATGAGCAGACGCGAAATCTTTAAGCGCAATTCCGCCTTGAATGCGGCGAGAAAAAAACAGTTAAACACTAGGGGGTGACCTAAAATGTCTGAAAAGAAAAAAGGTATAGACATATCCGTCTGGCAGGGAAACATTGATGCCGGACAGATTAAGAACAGTGGGATCGATTTTGCAATTATCCGGGAAGGTTATCGGCAGGCAGTCGATTCCAGGTTTTTCGACAACGTAAAGAAATGC